CAACAACCGAAGATGAAGCCAGTGACGCCAGCGACGATTCGGACTACAACCCAACAACCGAAGATGAAGCCAGTGACGCCAGCGACGATTCGGACTACAACCCAACAACCGAAGATGAAGCCAGTGACGCCAGCGACGACTCCGACAGCGACGATTCGGACTACGAGCCAACCATCGAAGATGAATCAAGCGACGGTGACGACTCCGACAGCGACGATTCGGACTACGAGCCAACCATCGAAGATGAATCAAGCGACGGTGACGACTCCGACAGCGACTTCTACGCTTCAGAACCTTGTTGCCGTGCACCAACCTCGTACATTTGTACCAACCCTACATACTCCAATACATTCTTCAAAAGTATTTTTTCCACCTCACTCAACGGGAAAAATATTCATACTCGGTTCTTGTATTACGACGAGCCTTCGGACCTCTCTGTAGTTGAGCACGTGCAAAATGGATGCAACCGGGAGACGGTATGTGGTAGTTTGGTATGATTAATCCGAGTTTTTTTTTAGAATTTTTGAGAATATACACACAGGTTTCAGATTCACCATTTGTTTAAATGTGCTCAATTTCAAAGCAGAAGAGATTTCGGTGTGTTTCATCAGATGTGAGAGTAACTACTGATGAAGCCAAACGCATATAGTGAGGTTTGTTTTCATCAGATTTATTAGCAGTAGATTTGTTTTTATCATCAGGAAACCAATAAGGAATCAGATATTCTTTGCTACCAGTTTTGTACGAAAGCCAATATGAAAAATACGCTGGTGTCAGATAGGTGACGCCATCCTCAACCACTTTACTTTTACCATTCCACAATTTTAGACACGCGGTTCATGTCACATTCATGATGCTATGGTTTATGAACCATTTTATTCAGAGTTGCGGGCCTGATTATTTTCAGACAGAGTACTTTAAGCTGGCAAAGTTTGTGATTCAGATGGTCGTTATTGCATTGTGTCATGACATGGATCATCATGGTCAAAATAACGAAACACAAAATAGTGCGAACTTGAAAGGATTCGATAACATTGAGAATATCGACTTCGAAAAAAAATTTATTTTATCATTGACATCTTTCAATGAAACAAGACACGTCACGAACGCTGTTGATATCTTCAATACATATGGTACTTCAATTTGGAAGTATGACCTTCGTGACAATTTGCTGATTCATAACTGTATAATGTCGACAGATATGCAGTTTCATGAAACAGGGGAGCGCAGGGAATCTTCAGATATCAAGTTATTTTTCACGAATAGCTAAGAAAACGACTACTTTATAGATTTTAATTTATTTTAATATGTATAGTAAAAATGCCATGCAAGAAGGTGGATGGAAAATGTGAAGCCGGATGCGTTTTGAATCCAACAACGCGTCGCTGCAATAAACAAAAAGTGTCTGTTCTAAAACACAAGCGCAACTTCAAACCTTCGAAAGACTCGACAAACTCGGTCAAACCGTCCTCCATGTCGGTCAAACCGTCCTCTGTGTCGGTCAAACCGTCCTCTGTGTCGGTCAAACCGTCCTCTGTGTCGGTCAAACCGTCCTCCGTGATGAACACCACGTCAAGCTCCAAACACAAGTGTCAAAGTCTTAATGACGACGACCGACCCCTGCGTTACGCATTACAGACGCTGATGCCGTATTTGGGATTGGTTAAAACCATCACCAGACGGTCATCGACCGTCGAGAACATTGTCAAGGCTTCGCCCGTCAAGCAGTCCCCGAATCCCGAAACTATAGTTCCACCAGCGCCATCGTGTAGACGCGGTACGCTACCTAGTAAGTTAGGAGGGTACCCACCCGACATGGACCCCACGGTGGGTGATTATCATGACGTGATGTGCGTCGCAGTGGATCAAAAGCCATTGGCGGCGTTCGATCAGTCCAAATACGGTAAACGGTTGGTACGACACAACCAAGGAAAGAATTTGATCAAAATTCGCGAAATCATCACCTACGCAACAAAAGCGGGTGTTCAGATTATGTCGGTTCAAGAAAAGTCGGGAAGAAAAAACTATATGAAAAGTGTTGCGTTCAAACCAAATCAACGTTCGAATGCGTTGAAGCTGTTATTGATACTCCATGGTATTTCATATCCGAACGGTACGTCAACCGAATCAGAGGTCGTATATTTCATCGGACACCTTTTGGGTTATGAATTAGCTAACATCAAGCGATATCTCCAGCAGACGCACAACAGCAATTTTACGGGGTCAGACGTCCTTCGATGCAATCAAATGTTGAAATCATTCGACGTCCAAGAAGCTTCGTATTCGAGCTATTTTAAAGTAACAAGACTATCTATTTTTAAACCGTGATTTGATTACTGGATGTCATGGTGTATGTAACAATACCCACTACCATCAAACTGGCGATAACCGCGTTGATACCATAAAAGTAACAAAATACCTGTAGGTTCATCTTGTTAAGTTTCTCGCATTCGGATTTGCATTTCCCGAACCAGAGGCTTATGCAGTATATGGCTGACATAATGACAAGAGCGATATGGAATACGCACGAAGGAATCCCCAACTCCGGGCGCATGCGGATCAACAGGGGCAGCGCGATACTGACAAGGTGCCCGTTAAAAAGGACACCATCTGGTATCGGCGTTTTGCACGAGCATTCTTTAGCCTGTCGCATCAAATTCAAGAAAAAGATCTGCAAGATCAACTTAATCACATGAACTCCAAGTATGAGGTTGTTCATAATAATTTCAATCAACATTTTTATTTGCACCGATCACAAATAGTCTGAAGCCTGTACAATTCACATGTGTTGTTGAGAATCACTTCTGGGTCGTCTTCGACATACGTCGAGTGAAATCTGTTTCGGCGTTTGCAGGTTGAACACACACTCAATTTGATTTCTTGCGGAAAATGTAGCTTTGGGTGTTTTTGAAACATGTAATTCAAAAACACGCGAGGTAGAGTGATGGATCCTTTCGCTCGTGTAATTGCAACATACAACACATTGCACTCGTCAGGGCTGTTGATTCCAAAGTCCTCGGCTATAACGACATTCTCAAACTCCAATCCTTTGGACTTGTGAGCTGTGACGATTCCAATGCCATCGTCCTCGGTAATATAATGCGTCGCGATCTTGAGAAGGTTGATAATATCAGTACCGTATTTGGAGAATAGCGCCACACGCAACATCCACTTAGCGTCTCGAATCGCATAGACGTGTTCGATAAAATCATCGACGGTCGAAAACTTGGATGAGCTTTCGAAGTTCTCAAGCTGACCGAGGTGCTCAATCTCCGCATGCAGATCCAGTGGATCACCTTTGACGTGAAATTGTTTTCTATCGTTGGATAGATGAAACATGACTTCAAAAATGGTTACATTGTATCGTGCAATCACAACGCTGTTGTCCGGTACGGCATCGTACGACGTAAATGATAGAAGAGTCGTATTCCGAGGGCTATATGACCTGAAACCGGGAGCTCGAAATTTGTAATTCAAAAAGTTGTTCACAGTCATCGCAAGGTCGTGTCCGAACCGAAAAGTGCGCGTCAAACTGTATTTTTTTAGATTTTTGGTATTCTCGTGCTCCATCAGGTATCGATAGGGTTCTTGAACATTTTTGAAACCATAAATCTTTTGATGAATATCACCCACGAAACATTTAGTACACTTTCCAAAGTTACACAAGATGTCGAGCATGCAGTTGGTAAAATCTTGTACCTCATCGACGAGAATGGCACCAAAGTCGACCGTTCGTATGTTCAATAGCTGGTACGCTTTGAGATATGCGTCATGGGATACTGGAAGCGTCTTGGTGTCAAACATAGCAGTCCAAATCACATCGACTCGTGGGTCGGTGCGTTCACTTTCGTGCAACGCGCAATATCGCGCAAATGCTTGCATAATTTCGAAAGCCACATCCACCGTGGTTTCAGGAATCGTGGATTGAACGGCGGCAACGTCGAGCTCACCCAATGCGAAACTGTCCTTTTGAAAATGGTTCAATGCAAAGGCATGCATCGTACTGACGCGGACGTGCGGTAGTCCTTCAAAACGCTTGGAGGACTCTTTCGCCAGCGCCTGATTGTAAGCAATATAAAGAATGGATGTGTCAGGATTCCGTCTCGCATATTCAATCATCATCGACGTCTTCCCGGTACCGGCGAAGGCCTGCACGGCGACGGTGGTAATCGTATTTGGTAGATGTCGACACAGTCGCTTTTGCTCAGCAGTGAGGTGAAACGACGTCGCTTCCGGTTCGACACGTTGCAGTTTGAGCTCGCGTGCGATCGACCACCGAACCGCGTTATAGAAGGGCACGCTCGAGGATAGTAGAGCTCGTCGGGCCCAGTGCTCCATTTGCGAAGTCGTACGCAAAGAAAGTGCATAGTGGAACGTTTCATGAGGCGATGCGTCGGACAACGCATGTTTCGGTGGCTCGATGTATCGTAACAGGGTTTTGACGTTCACATATGTGTCATTCAGGACGTCGAGGGTGTATTTGTTCGTCGTCGTGAACCGCACGGCGCTGGTAATGTCTAGTTTGTTAGCAATAAAAACCACAAGGTCGGGGCTCAATGCATCCATCAATCATCAGAGAGGGACCTTTTTAAGTGCGTTCGTTCGCACTGATGTGAACCTTCTTGTAGCAAATGTTGTAAGACCAATTTGCGTTTCTCAATCTTTGTGTCCAAAAATGATACGATATCCACACCGATACCTGAGGTGTCGATTGTGTAAACGTTCGTGTCGTTACGATAGTGAGTATTGTTGATCAATGTTTCAATTATCGATAACGAGAAATTGTACAGAAAATCGCGTATATTTTCAATAGGAGCTGGTGTTTTGAAGCTTTGAACACAGATTCCTATGACGTCTTCGTCGGATGCAGAGAGCGTCTTTGCGTGTTCATATGGGAAAATGTCATACAGACCACCATCTACATAATATTCGTTCTCAAACTGGACCGCTTGGAATAGAAGCGGGATGTTGCACGAAATCCGCAGGCTCGTCATCAATGGCATATTACCGTGTGTACGATGGTTGAAGTACACCGCTTTTTTTGTGGACACGTTCGATCCGACGATTGTCAAATCTATGGCAGTGTGTTTGTAGAACTGGCTCAGAGTCATGGACGTACCGATTTTTTTCTCGAGCAACATTGCAAGTTTATCAAACATTTCCGACGTGTTCCATAATCCGAAATATTTCAAGGCGTTGTGTATATCAATTTTTTTGATATCAATGGACTTTACGAAGATATCCGTGGAAAGAATTCCAAGTATATCGTCGATTGTATATCCCGATATTAGCAAGGCGCTTATCACGGATCCTCCGGAACACGCAATATAGTGCGTTGGCTCGTATTTCAAATACTGCATTGCACCGAGTAGGGCGACACAGTCGACTCCTCCACCGCTTAGGACGTAGATCATGCTCAACTAGCCAACTAATCGAATGTAATCTTTAAACTTACTTGTTCGACTATTGAAGAGCGCCTCGGCTTCTCGAGCGGCGGTGTCGTCCGACGTCAGTTTTCTTAACATCCGAACCACGTCGTCTTTCTTAAGGGACGTCGTGGATTTTCGTTGTTTCAGTTGGAGTGACCTCTCGCCCACATTACACAGTTCTTTGTCCATATCTTTCATGGTTTGCATGATAAAATTACCCAGATGATTGATCCGATTCCTTTTGAGTCTAACCTCTTTTTGCATCACCGCAATTTCTTCATTCACCCGCATCCACTCAAGCACTGCGTCTTTGAAATTGTATTCGGACGTCTCCGACATTGCGATTTAGAAACTATTTTGTTCTTAAATATTTTACATTAGAGCTTTGTTATTCCGGAGGGGATCGGCGTCGATTTCGCTGTTCATCCACGGACTCACCTGTGTTTTGGGAATCATCGGATCTGGGCGAATACTGTAGTTGGCGTTTTTTAGCGTGTTCGAAATCGTATCCAAGCCTATACGATCGACTGTGTCTAAAAAGTTGATATCTTTCAACTCCTGTGGTGCAAATTCGAATGCCGATTCATCTGCGCCTGTGACGGGAAGCAGGTCGTTCGTTTTCCGAAGCAGGTCATCAGCGGCTTCGGAACCATATTTCACGGGCGCGGGATTTGGGCGGTCTAGGATGTTCATGACCTTGATGTGGTCGTTCGAGGAAACGGTTGAGTTAGGAGTCGAATTGGGCCTCAGGGGCTCGAACTTTTCCTTACCGCCCATGCATGACATGCTAAGGATACCCGTGTGAATCATCAATCCGATAATCAAAGCTACGATGGCGAGCAACGCAATCACGTACATTTGTTGATTTTTGCTAGACGAAGTCGACATGTATATGATTACACTGAGATTTTTATTCAAACTATCGGCGGTACTTTCAAAACGTTGAGATCTTCGTCATGTTCGTCGTCGTGTTCGTCGTCCGAAAACATACAGTCTCTATGTTTCTCAATCATTCTCTGTCGTTTCAGTTTGACCTGCACGATCTTCCAAGTGACACCCCATCGACTGGGTGTAAACCAAACACCTACCATCTGAATGATCAAGTGACACGCTTGACCTGGTTGGATCGCATCGAACCCTTTTAGCTCACGCTGAGCTGCGTCATACACTTGCGCATCGTCCATCATTCGAAACCGGAACGTCGAGTCCTTCACTACCGTAGAGGTCATTCCCGACTCCAAAAACACATCGTCCATGTCCTTCTTACCGAACCACGCGACACGATTCGTTTTTAGCTCAGACAAAACGTGCGTCTCGATGGTTTTAATCATTTCAAACAAATGTTCGTCTTTTGAATTGACGTCTACGTACTCTCTATTAAAGTCTTCGGTCTTGAAGCACATGTCATTAGTCTGTACAAACAGTTTCTGAGGCGTGGAGTCGACTTCCTGCACATAGGTGGGCATCATGTACGTGTCAATCCCCTTTTTCAACTTTCCGAAGACGATTTGTTCGTGAGGGACGTTAGATACTTTAAAGATGGTCATTTGTTATCATAGCGTAGATCCTTTTAAGTCAGTTTGAACGAATAAATATCTTTAAGACTTTAATGATCCAGTCAGTGGAAGACTTGTATACGATCAACAAGAAGCGACGCAGCGAGTCACATCAGATCTACAAAACGCTCTATGTAGATGTGATGCACAAGATTGATAAAAAGAATACGGCGTCAACATATAACCTTATGTACAAACCACCGACCGTTATCCTTGGAAACGTGGGTTACAACCATAAGACGTGTATGTTGTATCTGATTCGAAAACTAAGTAAAGCGGGGTTTATCGTGTTTCCAGTAGACACCAGTATGTATATCGATTGGTCATTCACATTGAAAGATACGAAGGAGGAACGGGTTCGTAAAAAAGTTACGTTTAATCTCTAACTGCATAGCATAACACATATGAGCGGGCGAACGAACAGTACGGGAATCATCGTCGAGGCCAAAAATGAATACACCCGACAATTGGTAAACCTTTTGCAGCCCCTAGTGTACGAGGCGATGATCGTTCTATACTCGGCGGCCGTGGAACAATGCGACAAATTGGAAAATATTCCCGAGCGGTTCGAAAACGAGCTTCGGAACGTTGCGCGATGGAACAACGAAGTAGTCAAACAAGAGACCCGTCGGATCGAAGACCAGTGTAGTTACCTGAATGACCTACTGACCGCAGTCATCGTGAGCAACGTAAAAATCCTGAGTTCGGTTCGTCTTGGAAAGACCAAGAAGAAGACCAAGATCTCCGTTCCGACATCAGCGAATTTCATACACTCGGTCTACATGACGTTGGCCAAGGAGCTGAGTCAACAGTTGGACCTGTTCGACGTGAACCGGTACGATGGTAAAATCACTCAGAACCTTCGTGAGGTGTATGCGTTAATCGACATTTCCGTGCAAGACGCGATCCGAATCGCCTTACCGTTACAAAACATTCTTGAATCGTCGTTTGAAAAGCAGTTGTCGTCGGATTCCGAGTCTGAAAACGAAATGCACGACGACAGAGCACCAATGTCGTTCGAAGAAGGGTCCGTTCGAGATCACGCACCCGACGTCGACGATGATCCTCCCGATGATACACCTAACGACCCACTTGACGACGCCTGCAATGATGAATACGACAATATCACTGACAACTATGATACCACGGTCAACGACGATATGCAATGCGGGTCGGGTCGTATCCCCGAGCCCACCGACGATGCCGTGGGACTCCTGGACAACGTGGTTGGCGGCCGAGAGTCTCCCGAAATTAAAGAAGTCCCGATCGAGACGCAATCCAAAGATAAAAAACAAACTTTTTTCTGATCGTGCTGTAGTGAAAAACGGTTTCCACTTTCAAAAAGGTTTGCCTGTGGATGATGATTATATAACAAAATATAATGTGAACAATAAAGTAAATTATGAACCCTCTTATGTCGTTCCTGTTTAGTATGGTGTATCTCTTGCTCGATGCGCTATGGCTCTCAAACATGACTCCCGTGTTGTATCGTCCTGTCTTCGAACGCATTCAGAAACAATCGTTAACATTTAAAGTGGGATATGCCGCGGTGGCTTATATTCTCCTTTTAGCCACCATGTTCCTCATCTGTATTCCACTGACTCGTGCGTACGAACATCTACACCCGTCCATCGTCTTTGCGATGGTTGGGTTATCTATCTATGGCGTTTACAACATGACAAACGCAGCCGTGCTGGGCAAGTACACCGCCGCGACAAGTGTCGTCGACACGGCGTGGGGAACGATATCGTTCGCTTTTATGGGATGGATGTGGACCATCTGTTCGCGGATTTCTTAGAAAAGTTCATCGATTAATCACCTAAAGCATAAATCCTTTCAATGTATACATGTCACGTGATGTACTCTCGGTGGACGCGTTACAACTACAAGGACGATGTCCCAACAGAGGCCCGATGCAGATGCTTCGTAAAAAAGACGGGAAACCGATGTGAGACAAAACCAAAGTACTACATACGAGGAACTGACGCGTGGGCATGTGGGCGTCACTTGCAAGAGTCGTTACCAGAGTGTTCGATCTGTCTTTGCGCAATGTCGAAAAAGAACGAAAAACGTATCGCTTGTGGACACGTATTTCATACTGAATGTTTGTCCAGATGGGAAGACCAATCAATCAATCAATCGACCAGATGTCCTGTCTGTCGTGCCGCTTATTTCTCTTCTGGTTATCGACCGATACCGCTCCCGGAAGCGGTGATGGTTGTTTACAAATGCTGTAGGAATACTGTACGAATGCTGTACGACAAAGAACAGCATTCGGACCAAGTGCGTTTCTTGACGGAGGCTGTGCTGATGGAGGTGGTGGTTTACGGTTACATCCCAACTTCTACCGTTCAAGAGATGAAACGTACGGGGGGGTCGGAGTGGTACACGTCGTTCCGAGAAAACTTTTGCGCTCCCATTTTGGAAGATGGAACTGTGGAGTGGTCGCAGATGAATCACACGCACCGGACCGCAGAATTGTTGCGAAGGTTGAAACAGGTGTTGTAGAGTTGAGTACCGACGTTGCGAATGTCATCAACCGTCTAAATAAACAATCTGTGTGTACACTATTATGAGAATCGACGACTTGACAACCTTGATCGAGGGCATCGACTCCATTTCCGACATCCATCGAATTCAATCGCTTGCCGGGAAACGCAAGCTTGAGCTGTACACGATGGCTGAGCTTGACCCGTCCTCAGACCATGCCAACAAACTCGCGCGACTGAACCACCTGATCGACACGGAAGGTAATTTACGTGTCGATATATTGAAACAGATCATCGATTGGTTTGACATCATCTTGTACGAACGTGTTGCGATTTACATTGATGCCTGCCCTAACGCAGTTCAACATCGAATGGCACTACGGGAAGGGATCGTGTCTTGGCTGCGTGAACGCCATATACCAAACGCGTTTACGCTGGCCTCGACGTGAGTCCAGACGATGAAAAATATGATCGTTGAATGTAATGGAGCTGTCCGCTTTACACATTGGATTGTTGGGATTCGTGATTTATTTTCAATGCCATCTATCTAGGTTGTGTACCCGTGCGAATCCGGATATAATTAAGGACAATCTGCAAAATACGATCAGTAAGATTCCAAGCTTCATTACCATGTTGCCCGCCATTTACCTCTTGTTCAACCATGAGACCACGAGCGAACGAATGGCGGACATTTTGCAGTTCATCATCGGGTGTGGTATCATTGTGCTTTCGATCGACACGTTCAAAAAATGTATGAATCCTCAATCGGATACAAATACAGTTGACTATGCACTTCCGTTCCACGTGATCACTTTGCTGAGCGCGTGTTTCTTCAACGTGATTCACAAGCGACATCACATGTCGTTTGTGGTAGCGCTTTTATCCCTTCATGTATTGACGGTGTATAACAACTCGGCATCATGCGTCACTACGAGCAGCATGGTCAACGACATCATTCTCTCCACATTGGTGTTCATGATGAACAAACAGCAACTTCAATGATTGGTGTTGGTTGTTTCAGACATTGGGCGACATTCACCCCGAACGCGTCGAGGTGGTAAATCTCGCGTTCCCCAATGATCATGCGGTGTTCATATACGGACGCGAGGCGAACCAATTCAGAGAGCATCCGCACGCATTTGACGCGTCGTCGAAGCAGCTCTTTCAAAATATACAAAATGATGTGCGTACCGGTGACGTTATTCACCAACAGTTGATAATACGAGGCTCGAATCTGTGTGAAATTTGGAATTTGTTTTGAAAGTTCGTCACAGACCCATTGAATACAACTCACTTTTGTATTTTCGATACGAGAATGCCATAAATCGTATTGCATTATACACTGAACGATATCCCCACTTTCTTGTTCGTAGATGTCCTCCATAACGGTTGATGTATACACGACGTCGCATTGTCGACACAATCGGGTCATGTACTCATGAACATATCTCAAATTCATACGCTCAAATCGATATGAAATACATCCAGTCGATAATTGTTCGTACCATTTATTCGAAACAAAAACAAACCTACAGTTGGTATGATTGGCCACGAAAACGGCAAACATCTTCATTAGAGATTGAGAAACGTGATGCATGTCATAGATGATCAATGTTGTACCCGACGGATTGCCAATCGCATCGACTGAAAACCGCGAGCATAAGTTCCGCATAATATTCATAATCACCAATCGTTTGTTTTTGATAGAATCCGTAAAATGTAATTCCATGTGATTTCCACCGATTCTGGTCATAAGCTGCACTGACTGTTTTTGAGGTCCGTCGCTCGTGTACTCTACCAATGACCAATTACCCGACTGTTCGTCGAAATATTTGGATATCATGCACTTTTTGCCACATCCCGTCGGCCCGTGAACAAACAGGTTCAAATCTGATTCCAATAAAGACAACAATTTCTTTTCATCGTGAAAGAGTTCTTGTATCGTACCACGCACGACATTCCGGTAATGTGTGGCCCACATTGAAGGTCATAATCAGGTATCGTGTTAATTGTATTTTATGTTTGCAAGCAACGACGTGCACACCCATGTACAAACGGTTTTTTCCGCCTGACATATGACTGTTACTGGTTCGATTGACAGGATACACTCGACATCGTCGGTGATATGCTCTGGAAGTAATTGCTCGCCGTCGAACGTCTTCAGATCGACGGTGATCGCTCCATACTGGGTTGGAACCCGTACGCCGATCAACTGATTTGAGGTTGAATCGCTAAACGCAGAAACGAACCCTGGAAATTGTCGTCGAACCTCCTCCTCAACAGCACGTACACGAACGGAGTCGGTGTCTTTGAGTTCGACGCGCATGCGAGTTTTCCCCCCTGTACGAAGAAACTCCTGAACACTGCATAACATGGGACCCATAGGGTCTTGTTGGATCACGGTGTACAAATCTTTGTTATGTGGCATTCGTTTAAAAGATACCATACTTGACTCGGTATAGTACCTTTTAAATGAACGAGATAAGAAATAAAGTGTGTGCAAGACTGAAGACTGTGCCCGTACCTGACTCGTCGGCCATGAACATGGAAATCAGCATTTACAACGAAACGCTACGTTTTTGTGAAGAAACGAAAATCGGAAAGAATTGGGACAACTTCATGTTCAGGCACGTTTACGCACAAATCGCGTCAAAGATTCTGGACGGGCTTCGGCGGTTTCCAGAGGATGTCGCGTGCATTGTGCAAAATAAGCTGTCGAACGAAGTGTGCGCGTATACATTCTGCGCAACCGCTGCACCGGAAGCGACAGAGCCCGAAACTGCCGACGGTTTGTTCAAATGTTCGCATTGTAAAACACACAATACGACATACTACAGTTTGCAAACGCGAAGCGCAGACGAACCCATGACGAATTTCATAACTTGCCTGACGTGTAAGCGCCGATGGAAGAACTAGCCACGACTCGTGCATGCATCTTGCTTAGATGCTTTGTACATTTCTTTCATGGCTTTCCGTTCCTCATCCAACACTTCCTTTGGCTTCACGTATAAGATCAGCGACGGCTCGGTGAGTTGCACTGACCAAGTCACCTTCTTCTGATAATTCGCCAGTACCAGATATTTTGGATACATGTTTTTGTTGAGCATTCCGCCGTGTCGCAGCTCCTTGTTGACACTGTATTTGATAAGATCCCCAATTTTTAGGCTGCATATTTTATCCGCTTTTACCCGCTTAAACTCTTTCAGTGCGACAGGTTTTCTACTCATTACGTTCACTGTGATTTTTATTCTTAAACTTTGAGAGAGTATCTGATCAAGAATTGAATGCAAATGGCGATTAACACCGAAAGTATGACGCTTATCACGACCACTGAACAAACGAGATATGGAATCAACTGTCGCCCAACATAGGCAATTACTGGATCTAAAACTTTTGTATTAAGCATATCCTTATGTTTGTCTTTCGTGCACTCTTCGATCATTGTTTGAACAATCTGTTCACATATGTTATCCATAAAAGGAATACACAAATTTTATTTCGCTTCTGAACTGGCCTGCGATTCAGCTGAATAACACTCGTCTTTATTATGTTCGCAATCAATACTTTTCCGCAAGACCACTGACGAAACCTTGGGAATTTCATCCGAGGTTGACGATGTTGAAAGGGAGTCGTTCAGGGTATCGTTTTCAAATTCACATTGATGGAATTCACACAAAAACCGAGGACCCGTCTTATATCTCGCCCGCCGCAAGCATCGCGTCTTCAGTTTGCCTTTTATAACATGATGTGAACATTGCTTGCGCTTGTTGAATCGAACGCAGCTACATATCATTTCAGACGTTTTAACATATACTACCAAATAATATTCGGTTCCCTCACAGGGAAGTATTTTTTTCGCTTTATCTTCTCTTGTTGGTGTTTCCACATTTGATCCAAGTCGATGTTGAGCATGTACGACAGCTGAAATAGATAACTAAACACGTCTCCGAGCTCAGATTCAAGCTTGATTTTCTTTCTGTCGCGAAATTGGTTTTTATGCCTTCGGATGCTCCCCGCGAGCTCGCCAACTTCCTCTGTGAAATACATCCACACATTCTCAATCGACGGTCCCAACCATCCTTTTTTAGCCACCATGCTCATGGTATCACGCTTGTATTCGTTTAATGAAGTCATTTCATTCATTACTCGTAAGATCTCGATAGTCCTTAAATCATATGGCAAGCTTCGTCGCCTGTCGAACCAGTTTATCAAAATGCTCACTCTGAATGCTATTTTTTTGTAGTTTTTGTAAATATGCCAAACTGACCCAATCGTCATACGGTGCACCCCAACCCAACCAACGAATTCGAAACATCGGTTTGCGTACTGAAAGCTCGTAATCAGCCATTCGTTGTTTTGTGAGGTATGCTTTTGGTGGTTTGCTTTTGTCAACGACCTTCTCGATTCGAAAGGAATTCTCGTCGCCGAGAAACTTAAAATCAACCGCACGGGGATGATTGTGCGAATACACATCCTCCACAGGCACAAACTGTCGTCGTGGCATTCCAGAGTCATCGTCGTAAATTTGATCGAATTTGATATGATACTTGTTTTCTTGAGCGTCCACACCGACAATCACCGCCAGTTCGTACACATTATCCGGATATCGAACCTTGATCTCTCGGCCGATGTGCGTCAATGTTTGCTGCACGAATTCTGGTCGTTTTAAT